AGGATCAAGCTTGTTCGCGAGGAGTGGTAGCTGAAGCTTGCAGGCGTCCACGAGATCGTCAAGCTGATGAATCGTTATCGCGTGCATATTCCACCACTTGCGGATCATATTTAGCTTTTTCTTCGGGCCTCTCTTTGCCATCTGGAAACCCCTTGCTATTCGTGTAAGTTTAGGTTATCAACGGTTGCAAGAAGAAGTATAAGGCAGGCAGGCAGTTTGAGTAAAGAGAAATCGCGAGGAGGGCCGAGAGGTGAGAGACCGTCGCGCGCTGGTAAGACTGAGGTTGGTCGTGTGGAGCGGCTGCGTGATCTACCTGGGCGCGTTCTGGTACTTCATGATTTCGTGGCTGTTGGGGTAGTTCAGATTTTCTCTTCACTTCTGTCGGACCAGCCGTAAATCCTCACGGCTGGTCCTTTTTTTTATGCCTCGAATCGAGTGGACAAGACTGGTGGATAAGCGCGGGAGATGGTTCGTCCCGGCACGGCAAGCGGTGCTGCCCGAGATCAACCCCGTGGGTGCATTACGGAAAGGAACTTACGTGATCGTCTACAAGTCGGAAATGCGGTTTCAGTGGGAGGAGGCGCCCGTTCCCCCCGATGACCAAGGCGAAGTGTATCAAGGTCGCAGCGAGCACTGGGCGCCGAAGCGTTCGGACGCCGCGGCATTCATCCAAACCAAGACAGAGGAGGTGGAGCAGGAACATAACGGCGAAGTCATGGAGGCCCTGATTCTTCGGGTGAATGTGAAGACCACGCCCGTAAAAGACGTGATTCTCGCAATCCTGAACAAAGAAGGGATCGACGGAGACGCCCATCTCTGTTGGCAGCTCAACGGAACCGAGCGTCTGAGCATCAAAATCGGCGGAGGGGATGAAGAAAACGTCAGATGAAAAAGCCCTACCATCGGTCGCACAAGTCGGACTTTTTGCGAGGAGATTCTACGGTATGCCTGAACTGCTGAAGACGATAGAGAAGAAAGGAAAGCGAACAAAACCGCGGCGTACCCTACTTTATGGCACGCACGGAATTGGCAAATCGACATTCGCTTCCTGTATGCCAAAGCCCCTGATTCTCGATCTTGAGGATGGGCTTGACGACATCGACTGTCAAGCCACTCCGCGTCTCGATTCACTCGACGAGGTTCTGGAATGGGTCGCCGAGCTCTACACGGGCAAGCACGGATTCGAGACGGTCGTCATCGATACCCTCGATTTCCTGGAACGCCTCATCTGGAAAGGCGTGTGCGCCAGTGGTGGCAAAAAGGTCATCGATGAGTTCGGTTTTGGCAAAGGCTACAAGCTGGCGCTCCAGGTGTGGGTGGAGCTTCTTGAGGGGCTCGACGCTTTGAGGAACGAGCGCAAGATGAGTGTGCTGCTCCTGGCGCACTCAGAAACCGCGAAGTACGAAAACCCGGAAACGGAGCCCTATGACCGTTACGGGCCGCGGCTGCACAAGGGGGCCAGTCAACTCGTGCAGCAGTGGTGCGACGAAGTTCTGTTCGCGAGTCACAAGGTCTTCACGATCAAGGATGATCAGGGCTTCGGCAAGGAACGAGCCAGGGGGGTAGGGGGGGATCAGCGCATCATTCGCACCGTCGAACGCGCCGCACATCTCGCCAAGAACCGTCTGGATCTTCCGATGGAGATTACGCTGGCCTGGAGCGAATACGACAAACACCTCAATCCACAGAATTACAAAGAGAAAAAGGAGAAAGCCGTTGGCTAAACTACCGGACACTTTCGACCCAGATGCCAATGACTACGGCACTTTCGGCACGCCGGATCCTGTACCTGCCGGCGAATACACGGCCATGATCGTTGATTCAGAAGAAAAGGAGAACAAAGCCGGAACCGGCTCCTACATTCGCCTCGTGATGGAAATCACCGAAGGGGAGTACAAGGGACGCAAACTCTTCGAGATCATGAATGTCTATCATTCAAACGCGATGACGGTGAGAATTGCCATGGCGGAAATGACGCAGCTCTGCAACGCGTGCGGAGGAATGCGACCCAAGGACACCGTAGAGCTACATCACATCCCCTTCCGAGTGAAGGTGTCTCAGCGTAAGCGCGAAGACACCGGGGACATGCAGAACCAGATCAAAGGCTTCTCGGCTGTTGGCGCGACGCCAACGGCACCCGCAACTGCCGCCGGAGGAGGCGACAAACCCCCTTGGAAGAAGTGACATTTTTTCTCCTCGATTGAGGGCGCGGCCTTTTGGTGGTTGCAGGCCGCGCCCGTTTGTGCTCTTTCCCGATGTCGCTTACTCAAGGGGAACCCATGCCTCTACGGTGGTATCAAACTGAAGCCATCAAGGCCGTCTACGCGCACCTAGAAGACCGCGACGACAACCCCTGCGTGGTCATGCCGACCGGTAGTGGGAAGTCTCACGTCATCGCCCAGATCGCCAGAGACGTGACGCTGAAGTGGCATGGCCGCGCTCTGATCCTGGCGCACCGAAAAGAGCTTCTGGAACAGAACCTCACAAAGCTCCGGGACTGCGATCCCCGCGGGCATCTCGACATGGGCATGTACTCGGCCGGCCTGAAGCGCCGCGATACAGATTCCCCGGTCATCTTCGCCGGAATCCAGTCGGTCTACTCAAAGCCCGGCCTCCTCGGCAGCTTCAACATCGTCATGGTCGACGAAGCGCACCTGATCCCCCCCGACGGAGAAGGCATGTACCGGACGCTCCTCGCAAGCCTGGATCGGATCAATCCAGGCGTCCGGGTGATCGGATTCACTGCGACCCCGTTCAGGACGAAGATCGGCCCGCTTTGCACCAAGGACGGGATCCTCAACCACGTTTGCTACGAAGCGCCGCTACCCGCCCTCATCTCCCAGGGGCATCTCACCCGTCTTGTCTCTTACGCAGGTGGAGAGGAGGCAAAGATCGACACCATCGACGTAGCAGTATGCGGTGGTGAATTCGTCAAGGGGCAACTCGAACTGAAAGCAATGGTGGATGGGCGAGTTGCCGCGGCAGTCAATGACATCGTTAGAAGGACAAAGAATCGTCAGAAAGTCCTGATCTTCACCTGCAGTGTTAACCATTGCGAGACCGTCACTCTCGAACTGAACTATCAATCGCACAAGGGCAGCCAGCACATCATCGGAACAACACCGGCCGCCACCCGTGACTATACACTGGAAGAATTCAGGAATGGAAGATTCAAGTACCTCGTCAATGTTGATGTCTTCACAGAAGGGCTCGACGTTCCGGATATTGATACGATCGTTCTCCTCCGACCCACCAAAAGTCCGGGCCTCTATGTCCAAATGGTCGGAAGAGGGTTCCGTGTGGCACCTGGAAAACTGGATTGTCTCGTCCTCGATTACGGAGATAACGTCCTTCGTCACGGACCAGTTGACCAAGTACGTGCTCGATCCCCATCTGGGCGAAAAGGAGAGGCCCCAGCAAAAGAATGCCCGAGCTGCAAAATGATCGTCCCCGCGGGCGTCCGGGAGTGTCCAGGCTGCGGCCACGAATTCCCGAAGCCCGAGGCTGTTCACAACAGAGTCGCCGGAACCGCAGCGATCATGGGCAGCGAAGCGAGCTGGGTGACAGTAGACCGAATCGATTACGAGGTCCACACGAAATGGGGAGCTCCTGCCGACGCCCCCAAGACCGTCCGCGTCGACTACATCAACGGACTCTGCTACCGGGTCTCTGAGTGGATCTGCGTGGAGCACGATGGCTTCGCCCGCGTCAACGCGATGAAGTGGTGGGGAAAGCGGCAGAAGGACTTCAAGAGGATCCCCTGCCCCACAAACGCCAGATACGCGGTGGAGATCCTCGAAAGCGGCGCCATGCGCGAGGCCGGCCGAATCCTCGTCAAGACCATGTACGGTCGCCGAAACTACGATCAGATCCTCGATTACGAGATGCGACTGAATGACGGGACGCTCGTAAGCGATTATCAAGTCCCCAACACGCTTCCAGATGACGAGGTTCCGTTTTGAACTACTTTATCGGACTCGATCCCGGCAAGAAAGGCGGCGCCGCTGTGCTTTCTGCCAAAGGTCGGGTCGAAGGCTATCTGTCCTTCTTCACAAGTACCGAACACGAGATCGGCATGTTCCTTCGCCCGTGGAAGGAAAAGGGCGCTATCGCCATGCTGGAGAAAGTCCACTCCATGCCGAAGCAGGGAGTACGAAGCATGTTCACCTTCGGCCAGGGTTACGGATTCCTGCGTGGAGTGATGGTCGGTATCGATCTCAAGTTCTACGAAGTCCGATCCCAAGTCTGGATGAAAAAACTCAACTGCTTCACGGGTGGACAGAAGCACATCACTCGTGAGAAGGCGCAGCAACTATTCCCCGAGATGAAGAAGGACATCACCGACTCGATCGCCGACGCACTGTTGATTGCAGAATACGGACGGAGTTTTTGGGAGGAGTGATGGCACTGGCAAAGAAAAAGAAGACGGAGAGAAGAAAGACAGTCAAACAAGCTTTCAAAGAGGTAGGGATACCAAAGCCGCCGCACACACACACCGTCCTGCTTGATAGTCTTCAAGTAGACGGCAACTACCAGAGAATCCCAGACGAGAAAAGAGTCGCCCGATACGCGGCAGACTTCGACCCGGTTCTCTGCAACGTGTTGATTCTGAATGAGCGGGAAAGCGGCACCATGTTCATCATCGATGGCAACCATCGTCGCCTGATCCTGCAGACCGTTGGCTGTACCCATTGGCAGGCGTATATCGCCAAGGGGCTCACCTCAGAGCAAGAGGCGAGGAAATACAAGGCGATCAACTCCGACCGCAAGAACGCCACGGTCGCCGAGAAGTTCAAGGCGCGGCTCCACTATCAGGATCCGATCGCCTGCGCGATCAAGGCCATCTGTCGCGTCAAAGGCTTTGCGATAGTTCTGGAGAGCTCCGGCCGACGCAACGGCCGGCAAATCTACGCGATAGATGCTCTGGAGCTTATCTACCGATCAGCCAACCGGCCAGGACTCGAAATGACTCTCGAAGTGATCGCCAGAAGTTGGGAGAAAGAGGAGCGATCGGCTACCGATTCGCTGGTCCTGAAAGGAATCCACCGCGTTCTCTACAATCGCGTGTGGAAGGAACGAATCTGCGTTGATCATCTGGTGAAGCGACTTCAGAGGATCCAGGTTACGAAGTTGATTCGCCGAGCTCGTGGATTTCTCGATACCCAGGCTGGCGGGACTACTGCGCTTTTCGCCGACGCTGTTGTGGTGGAGAACAACCGGCGTCTCTCGAAGAAGTCCCCGAAGTATCTACCGCCCCGGACACTCAACGAAACATTCTCAGACTGATTCCTTGGTGGTCAAGGTGGAGCGAAAGAAGTGAATCAATTCTTAGAGGAGGCTCTACGTCTGGCTGATCTCGGGTTCAAAGTCTTGCCGATCAGACCCGGAGACAAGCGGCCGGCTGTAGAGCACGGAGTAAACGACGCCTCCTGCGCGGCGGAGGTGATTGAGAAGTGGTGGACCGATATGCCGCGGGCCAATCTCGCGATCTCCTGCGAGAGTCTTCTGGTGGTCGACATCGACGACCCGAAGACTCTCTGGCCAGGAGATGACAAGAAGGCCAATGACCTGTCCACCTGCCCGCTCCAGCGGACTCCCCGCGGCGGGGACCACCGGATCATGCTCGTAACCGGGGAGCAGAAGTTCAGCAACTCCGCGGGAAAGCTCGCCAAGGGGGTCGACACCCGCTCGACGGGCGGCTACATCCTCGTCGCCCCCTCGGTGATCGGCGGAGTGGCGTATCGCTGGCTCCAGGCAATCGGCACCCTGAACGACTGCCCGTCCGTCTTCCCGTGGCTCGTCGAGGAGCTCCAGAAGATCGAGGCCACCGGGGGATACGGCGACAACGGGACCGGGGCGATCGGCTCGCGGAAGATCGTCGAGGGGGAGCAGAACGACACCCTCACCTCGATCGGCGGCTGGATGCGCCTCCACGGCTTCGAGCAGCCAACCATCGAGGCCGCGCTGATCTCAGAGTCAGAGACCCGCTGCGTCGACAACGACGGCAATCCCTACCCCCACCCGATCGAGCGGGTGAAGAAGATCGCCTGGAGCGTCTCGCGGTACGAACCCGACGTCTTCCGGGTCGCCGCCATGGAGGACGGACCACCGGACGCCTCGCCGGACGAGTACCCGGATCCCGGCCGGTTCCCGCCTG